ATCTCTGTGAATAGTAATTTTACCATCTTCTGAAAGAATATAAGTACCACGCATAGGAACAACATACATTTCAATGCCGAGTTTCTTTGCTTCCTCCGACATTCTGTCTGCTGTTTTACCTTTTTCACCATGTTCAGTAGATATAACTACTGCACGATATTTTTCAATATCTGGTTCTTTTTCTTCTGTGATAAAATCTGTAAACGAGCGTGCCAACTATACTTCTCTTTTCTTACCAATGTTGTATTTTGTTTCTAGAACCCACTCATCCTTCTCTTTGAAAGCAATCACTTTGATTTGTGAAAGAGGAGCCTTAGGTTCTGCACTCCCAACAATTTCTACTAACCCCCAATCACCTAATAGAGAGGCAATAGAGTTTCTACGAGATATGTCATTTTCATTTAAGTTTGTATCTTTACCATCTAGTGCAAAGAGTTCTTTGAAATGCACAATGTAGTACTTACCCTGTTTATGTAGAATGTGACAGGATTGATATAGTTTTCTCTCTTTGCGAGAGGCGACACCAATACGAGATAGTGTCTCACGAACCTTCAAAAAGTCATCAGGTTCTTTAAGTTTAATTTCCAGCATCTCTTCTGGATGCCATTCAGTTTCGTTCATTTTCTTCCACCTTTATTCAAACTATTTTTAATAGTGGTTATCTGGTCATCATTTAGTATTGATAATGCTTGCTTGGCCTTCTCATTACTATAACCATAATATTCTTTTACATACTCTAAGTTTTTCAACTTATCCGCTTTCACCCAAGGAGCATATCTTTTCTTAGGTCTAATAGTATTTAGTAAAAAGTCATATTGTAGTTTTGAGTCAAGGTGGTGACGTTGATTCATCTCATTTACAAGCATAATTGTGTCATTGAATGGTGCAACACACTTATTAATGATAAATGGCGAATACTTCTTCTCCCACATAGGATCATCTGTTTCCATCAGATTTTCCTTTGTGAGATTGATTGAGTTAAGATAATCCTTTAGTTGGTAACTCATTTCCAACTCACCTGTGTCATAATCTCAACCATATATGCAAGCATATTGATTTCTTGATCTGCAACAAAGGCTGATTTGTAAGAGTAGTCTGCTGTTGCAAGAACTAGGTGAGGTACGGTTTGAGGTTGGATTTCTTCATACAATGTATCATAGATTTTACGATACATACGAGAGGGGTCGTTATCTAGATTATTTGCAACCCACTTACGAATAGATTTGAAGTCTTTATCTTTTAGATAAGAACCCAAGTCTTTCATGTTTGTTTCTGATAGATTAACAAGAATACCACTATCAATCATACCAGAGGCAGAATACCTTTGTAGTTCGTTTAGAACTCTTCTCCAATCTGGGAAGTGTTTCTCAACAATACCAGCAACAGCCTTTGGTTCAAACTGGACATCCTCAGATTTGAGAATGTCCTGTACTCGTTTGAAAAATTGTCCAGCAAGTGTTGGTTTCTCTGTTGGTGGAATACGAAACTCCACAACAGAACACCGACTGTGTAGTGGTTCAATGATACGGTTCTTGAAATTACAGGTTAGAATAAACCCACAGTTCTTGTGAAACTCCTCAATGAATCCACGCAACGCAGGCTGTGTAGATTGAGGATTTAGATAATCTGCCTCATCAAGAATCACGAACTTACGATTACCATCCATAGAGACAGTACTTGCAAAGTTCTTGATTTTGTTTCTGAGTACATCAATACCTGATTCTTCAGAACCGTTAATCATCATATAGGTGGCACCGATTTCTTCTAACATTGCTTTCGCAACAGTAGTCTTACCGACACCTGGCCCACCAGACAAAAGTAAATTAGGAATGTGTCCATCATTCACAAAAGTCTGAAAGGTATTCTTTAACTCATCAGTGAGAATACACTCGCTGATTTTCGCTGGGCGGTACTTCTCCACCCATAGCATCACATCATTCATAATATAGTCCTTCTGGTTTAGGCAGCTTCGAGAGCGATAAAGTATTCAATAGGCTTAGTCACATTTGCAAAATGCGAAATACCTTGTTGTGATACTTGTACCTTGTAGTCACCAGAAAGAAGTTTTAAGTTTTCGACCTTAAAGAAGTAAGTAAAGTCTGAAGGTGAGTTATCACCAACTGAAATACTGAAGTCATTAGATGTATCGTTCTTTCTGTCAGTAACAGTAAGGTCGATTGTACCACCAGCAGTTCCTTTTAGAACTACATCTGGAACACCAAGAACAGCAGAGGCCTTGAGGATTTGATTAAACGTATCCTGTGTAAAGGTAAACTCTACATCAACAGAGGGCATACTAATTTCAGTCTTTGGTGCAGTTACGATAGATGGGTCACTGAACATATAAGTCAGATTGCTTCCACCACCTTCTTCATTAAGACGTACACTTTTCTCATCAAATGATAGTGTAGGGTCTTTGAATAGTGACAATGCAGACAAGAACTCATTCAAGTCATAGATTGCAAATTCGTTATTGAAAGTATCTGGAACAGTTGCCTTTGCAACGATGTTTTTCATCGCAGACATTGTTCCAATCGCAGTACCATTTTTTACCAGAAGGTTCTGGTTAATGGTCGAAAAGTTCTTTAGAACTTCTCGTGTATCATTACTAAGTTTCATTTTCAATTTTTCTCCTGAGTATCGTGATTATGTAAAGCCATTATACCATAATGGATTACTTTTAGCAAGTCATTTCTGTTCTTGCCATCTTTCTTTCCGTATCGTTGGGAATACTTTAAAATATTACCAATACAGAAACCTTCTCCATGGCCACTGTCCATGATGAATTCTGTTGCTTGAAATTTGTTGTGGGAATAGTGAGCGTTATAGGTTTTATCTATATACTCTGTCATTTCTTTGAGGATTCTATCCTCTGAGTATTTGTAGTCAATACGCTTCTCAGCGACTACTACTTCTTCTTTCTTTTTAAACATACCGAATCCTCAAATTTTAACATTATATTATCATAAAAAGGCGCCCCTGTCAAGAGGCGCCTTCACTTTACTTACTTGATTTTGATTGAACGTGGTTTCTTCTCTTCTGGAATAATTCTTTCCATGTCGATTTTAAGAATACCATCTTTCATATCAGCACCATTTACAACTACGTCATCTGACAGTGTAAAGGCTTTCTTGAATCGTTTGTTTGAAATACCTTTATGTAGGTACTCCTTTTCATCATCACCCTCTGGTCGAGACTTAGATTCAATCTTGAGAACATTCTCTCTGAATTCAATCTCAATCTCATCCTTTGAGAAACCAGCAACGGCAATCTCAATGGTGAACTTATCATCATCGTGTTTTACGATGTTGTAAGGGGGGTAACTTGAAGGACTAGTTTGATTAGGATGATTCCCCATCAGACTGTCAAACATTCTATCGAAACCGATAGAGTAAGTATTGATCCTTGACGGATCTAGTGTAAAGGCTGTATTTACCATATTTAATCTCCTTTATTAAGCAAGATACAGTGTGATACCCATATAATATGGCGTATCACGTTTATTTATAATGGTAGTTTTTTGGGCGGAAACTACCAAAACCGTGATTTGCGTCACAGAGTAAGCATATTATGTGACGTACAGGGCGACTTACGAACAGCACCCTGTATTATATATAAGACTTATGCAGCCTCAGCGTACTCTAGAGCTTTATCTAGGGCATTTAGTTTAACCTTACGGTTACGTCCATACCATGCAGACTGCAAACGTGAGTCACCTTCACGACCCTGTAAGTGGTCAGTCATGTATGTTACAGAGTTAAATGCCTGCCACCAAGAACCTTCGGCAAAGTTTGCACCTGGCTGTGTCTGCAAGTTTTCCATTGCAGTCTTGGCGTTACGAGAAGTATAAGGCATAACACCATCTACCTTCTCTTTTGCTGGAGCGCCAAATACTTCATTGAAGTACTGAATGACATTATCGCCAGTAGCAGGTTTACTACCAAGGAACTGAGCCATTGACTTATATTGCTCCATTTTCTCACGAGCGATACCCATCTGCTCTTTCACCTCAGCGGCATCGAATGCCTTACGGTGATTTACAGTAACCATCTTGTCAGTGTCTTGTGACAGAGACAATGTGAGAGTGTTGTTACATACGACACGAATTGGTGTCATACGAATGTTTAGTGCCTTACCAAACTGGTGAGGGTTAGTGAACAGGAAGTAATTCTCTGTCAAATCACCATTGAACAATTCAAATGATTCTTTGGTTTTTGCAAGAGCCCACACAAGTTGTCCATTTTTCAATGAACCAGCAGTGTGCATCTCCATGTCACCAGCCATTACATAGTCGTGGAAAAACTCAAATGCTTCTGAGTTCTGTACTGGATTCCAACCAGTACCAACAACATCAAGTACTGAGTTGTCTGATGTACGAACAAGTGCTTCCTTGTTCTTC